CGTATACTGTTCCGCAGGGGTCGTTCCGCTTGCTACGGTGATCCAGTCTGTGTTGTGAACAGTCACACCAATGATTTTCCCCGCCATGGAAACAGAGGGCATATCGATGTGGTTGGGATTGTGTTTGGTGAGTAAATACTCGTTGATTTTTACTCCATTCAGAGTCGTTGTTGCATCTGGTCTTAAAATAGTCATATTACTTGTCCTCCTTGTCGGTCGTTTCTTCGGTTCTGCCGATTTTCGTTTGCAGAACATCAATTGCTTTTTTGATTGCGGGCGGATATGGGATTCCCATTAAACTTGTATTTTCCACGATGGAAAGCAGTTCGTTCAGGCAAAAGCTGATGCAAACAGCATCCCGGATGTAGTTGGTATTCAGCAGAATATCCATCCGAACTGCAACGACGATCAGCATCAAAGTGCAGACCTTTTTCGCCAGACCGAACCAGCCTGCTTTGGAAGAAAGTCCGCCGCTTTCCGTGTGTTTGGACTTTTTCATCATGGCAGTGATGATGCCGGTGAAAAAGTCGATTGCCATAAAGACGACCAGTGTCACCAGAGCGGAGTCCCAGCCGCCAAAAATGGCAGTAAAAAAGCCGCCGACCAAGCCGACAGCCACGCAAATGGTATCTTTCATTTTCAACCCTCCAGTACTTTCAGGAATCGGATTTTCGGATGAGAATTGTTGCTTCTGCCCACCCATGCGAGGTAATATTCGCCGTCAGAAATGCCGGTGCATTCTGTGATGGTGGTGATAAAGGTGTCCGACTGCAACCAGTGGAAATCCAGAGAAACCGCACGATTTGCATCGATTTCTGTATTCACATACACGCCAACGGGAATGTCGATCTTCTGCGGTTTCTGCACCAGATACAAACTTCCGGCTTCGCTGGAACCCGACTGATAGGACATCACAATTTCCGCATTTTTCGTCAGGGATAAGGGCTTTGCACAAACGGTCAAGACCGACTTATCCCAGTTAAAACACGTTTGCGAGTAGGACAACATGAAATCATTTTCTGCACTGCAAAACTGCGGATAAGCAGTCAGGAAATCCGCCATTGTCTGATACCTGCCGTCCAGAATCATACTGAGATTTGAGGCATAGGTCGAAATGGCATTCTGTCCGGACTGAAACAGGACGGTGTAATTTCTGCCGCTTGTCAGGTTGTCGATTTGCTTTTGCAGGCTGTTACAATAAGTATAGTCGGTAAATCCACAGCAAACCAGCTATGGTTTACACGCACTCATTTTTGAGCTACAATGAAAGCAGTGATTGGAATGACGGATGTCCTCCTTGGGACAAAGCGCCCGTGATCGAGACTGTCATCCATGCTTTCATTGTAGTGTTCGTTTTTGCAGGTTGAGCCGCCAGATCGGTGCGTTCGTGTCACCCAACAGATTGAATAGGGAATGAGAAAAAGCGTGGTTTCCGATTACAAATCCAAACAGGAGTGATATTTTATGAACGCAGTTGGTATCGATGTTTCCAAAGGCAAGAGCACGGTTGCGGTGCTCAGACCATTCGGAGAGGTGGTGGCTTCCCCTTTTGATGTGATTCATAACGACAATGACCTTAAACGGCTTGTTAAGCTTATCCGATCACTGCCGGGAGAATCCAAGGTTGTTATGGAGTACACCGGTACATATTTTGAACCCATAGCACAGTTTCTCCATAACAACGGTATCTTTGTTTCCGTAGTCAATGCACTCTTAGTTCATAACTATGGCGGAAACTCTTTGAGAAAGGTCAAGACGGACAAGAAAGATGCTTTGAAGCTTGCTTCCTATGCACTCGACCGCTGGACAGAACTTGATGAATATGTTCCTGCCGATGAACAGCGGAAAATCTTAAAGCTGCTGAACAGACAGTATAATCAATCCATCAAGATACAGACCACGATGAAAAACAATCTGATTTCTTTGACTGATTCTGTATTTCCGGGTATCAACCGACTCTTTACTTCTCTGGAAAGACAATCAGACGGTCATGAAAAATGGGTGGATTTTCTGCATGCTTTTCCGCATAAAGACTGTGTTGCTAAGCTGTACCTATCTGCTTTCAAAGCGAAATACAAAAGCTGGTGCAGCAGAAACAAATACCGATATTCAGAATCCAAAGCGGAAAAAATCCATTCTTATGCAAAATCAGTCATTGCTGTTCTTCCGCTAAACGAGAGTGTAAAATTGATTGTGACACAAGTTGTTTCCCAACTGAACACAATACTGGAAACTGCTTTTTCTATCCGAACGGAGATGAATAGAATTGCTTCTTCGCTGCCTGAATATGATACCGTTATGTCCATGTTTGGTGTTGGAAAAGTGTATGGTCCACAGCTCATCGCTGAGATCGGCGACACCAGACGGTTCAGAAACAGAAGAGCAATTACAGCTTTTGCAGGACTTGATGCTCCGCCGTACCAGTCGGGACAGCTTGATGTATCCTCCAGGCATATTTCCAAACGTGGTTCTGCAGCTCTCAGAAAAGTTCTCTTTCAAATAACCGAAGTATTTATCCTGAGCAAACCAGAAGATGAACCGGTGTATCAGTTCATCATCAAGAAACGCTCTGAAGGAAAGCATTATTATTCCTACAGAATCGCTGCTGCAAACAAATTTCTGCGAATATACTATGCCAAAGTGAATCAGATTTTGAATGCGACGTAACGTTTCTACGCATCTTTTCATCAGGCTGCTTCTTTTTTTAAGTTGGAAGCGGCCTTTTTGTCATGCCATTTTTTATCTTGTGAATTGTTTGTAAATTCACTGAATTGTGGCTTGACTTTTATTTGCAGGTCTCAATCAAATGCTCCAGCAACTGTACACCGTTTTCTTCCGCAGGAGCAATATGCGGTTTGCCGGATACCCGACCACCGCCACGCTTGGCATGCCCCTTTTCCAGAAGATGTGCCAGTTGATATCTGTTTTTAGAATGTACTGTCATCTCCAAAGAGTGACTGTTTTCGCCAGTCTTTTTCGTTGCCCAGCTTTTTGCATATTTTCCGGTGTCCTTCGGAGCATTGGCGGAAATCTCGTTTTTCACTTGTGTGGCGGTTTTCCGGACAGCCTTTTTCATGGCAGTATCTGCAAGGTCTGCATATTCCTGCAAGCCCTGCATGATTTCTTCTGCAAGATTGTCAATACTGGTCATTTTGCCCTGCCTTTCTGGCTTCTGCAGTAAGTTTCAGATAGTCCTTGTGCAGATAATCCGGTGTAACACTGGTGATGTTGTATATGACATCCCGAAACAAGATTCGATTGCCTGTTACAGACGGCATCCAGTGCTGGTTTTGCCGAATGAGGAATTCCAGTGCCTGTGTTTCTTTGGTCACACCAGCGTCCGTATGCTCCGCAGAAGCTTTCAAAGTTACTTTTGCCCAGCAGGAAAAAGCTTCGTTCCACACGGCGGTGTGATTGCCAATTTCATCGGTAACAACACGATTCTCCAGAATGGTGATTCGCTGATTCAGTGTTCCAATTTCCATCAAATCACACCCTCTCTCTGTGCAAACAGCATAGCACGAAGTGTTAATGTCAGTTTGGAAAAGTCTGCGGTATTGCGGTTTTCATAGAGATAAGAAACCGTGTAGAGCATTGCTGTCTGTATCACATCTTCGTTTTCTGAAAAGCGTTCCTCATCCATTCTTCCTACATCCATTACCAGCTGTTTTGCAGTTGAAATAAGGGAGAGAAGCAATGTATCATCGTCTTCAAAATCAATCCGCAGATACTGCTTGACTTCCTGTAAAGTTACCACCCACTCCAACCCCTTTCTCTGATTACGCTTTCTTAATGGTAAGTGTCTTGATTGCTTCCGGAAGGATCAACTTGCCGTCCAAACGCTGCGAAGCAAGGAAACCAACCTGCCCTGTCATAGCAAAGAGTTCATTCAGTCTCTTGAAAGAGCGTCCCTGTCTGTCAGCTACCCAGTAATAGCTAAAGTCGCCGAATGCCATGCACTTGTTGCCAGCCTTGATTTCCGGTACATAGCTGGATGTCTTGTAAGGACGATTGAGAATGGTGTCCGGTACACCTGCCTGCACAGACGGATTCCAGATATAGTTTCCTGTGTTGTCCTTCAGTTTTCTGAGAGCCTTGACAGTGGAATCATTGAGCACCCACACTGCCTTCTTACGATACGGACTTCTCAGAGAATAGAATAGTTCCATGACATCATCAAATGTGATGCTTGTACCTGTGGTGGAAGTGCCGTCTTCTGCACCGCCTGTTGCATTGAAAATGCCGGTCGGTTTGCCCTTGCCGTCACCAAGGAAGAAAGCCTCTTCTTCCTTTGCACCAATACGGCGTGCAAACTCCTTTGCAATGTAGGACGGCAAATCAAATACAGAATCGTTAAGGAGTTCTTCGGAAATCTTGATCGCTGTTCCAAGCTTATATGCGGAAAGCGATGCCTGTCCGAACGTATCATCAGAGAGAGAATACTGCTGTTCTTCGTCCATCCAGACAGCCTCGCCCTTGGAAGTCACAATCGGAATCTTGCGGTCGCCGTTGGAAGTTTTGATGACCGTTGCCATCTGGCGGAAAATGCTCTCTTCCTCCAACGCTTCCACCAGTTTTCGTTCGTGAGGTAGCAGTGTGCCGCCTTATCATCTTTCGATGACAGGTTTGCACAAAGCCCCTCCCAAACCGTGCTTACACCTCTCGATGTACACGGCTTT